CTACGATAAATTGGATCATGAACGATTGGCCTAATAGTTGTTTACCCGATGACCCTAGTTGGGAAGAGGTATGGAACAACAATGTGAAATTTGCTGTAATCGTCGATAACTTGTCCAGTAACTGCAAAGTCGAAATGGATTTTGTTGGAATGGAAATCAACAAAGCCGAAGAAGATGTGTGGGTAGAATTTCCTTACGAAGATTGGTGGAAAAAATGAAAGACACATACAAAATATTTCCTGCTGAGCCAGCAATGATTGAAGATTCTAAGGCACCTTGGACTGAGCTAGTAGAAGAAGACTATCATGTCAAAGTATTCCGTGATATCTACCCTGTCACAGAAGGGCATCTGCTGTTCGTGCCTAAATATAATACCGTTGCTGTATTAATGGACTGTTTTGAAGATGCTATCAAAGATGGCATCAAAAGAGTTCACGAAGGCGAATGGGACGGTTTTAATATCGGTATGAATTACGGTCCAGCTGCCGGACAGACTGTTCCATGGCCGCATGTTCATTTAATTCCAAGACGCAAAGGCGATATGGAAGATCCCACAGGCGGGGTGCGTCATGTGATTCCAGAACGAGGAAATTATCGCAAATGGTAAGAGTTACAGTTCCGTGGCAAAGTCAAAGCAACCATTGGTGGAATGAAACCTGTGCTCAGGTTGTAGAACATTTTGGTTTACCTGGCGGTAAGTATGTAACAGAAGTTTCCTCTGAATGTATGCACTTTGATTTCCAAGACGAAAGAGATGCCTTATTATGCAAGATAATGATCAGCGACAAAATTTAAAAAAAGATACGTGGATTATTATCGTAGCATTGATATGTGTTCTTGTATTTGTTTCTACAAACTTCGGAGAACAGCAAGGACGCTACTATGATTGCCGAGATGCTCACTGGCATCCCGACGTTCCGGTCGAAGTAAAAAAAGAATGTAACAGACTCTTACATGAAGAAATGAAACGTATTAAAGAAGAAGAGTCAAAGAAAAAATATATCACAGCATGAAATCTTGGACACTATCTATAGAAGAAGACGGTATTTTAACATTTCCTCCCGATCTGTTATTAGAGGCAGGATGGGAAGAAGGTGATACCTTACATTGGATTGATAATCACGACGGCAGTTGGAGTTTAATCAAAGAAGAAGACTTGACAAACTTCATTAAAAAAGGTATAATAAACAATGAGCAAAATTAAAATCGCAGAGCTGTTTTACAGCATTCAAGGTGAAGGACGCTATATGGGTGTGCCTTCTGTTTTCTTACGCACATTTGGTTGCAACTTTAAGTGTGCTGGTTTTGGCATGCCTAGGGGAGAATTGAGCAATGAAATCGAAGCTATCGCCTCAAGAGTCGGTCAGTTTAAAACTTATGAGGAATTACCATTGGTTACTACCGGTTGCGACAGTTATGCTAGTTGGGATCCACGTTTTAAAGACCTTAGCCCAATGCTCACTTCAGACGCAATCGCAGACAGGATCTGTGAAATTTTGCCTTACGGTGAGTGGAGAGACGAGCATTTAGTTATCACAGGTGGCGAGCCTTTACTAGGTTGGCAACGTGCTTATCCAGATTTGCTCAATCATCCTAAGATGGCGGGACTTAAAGAAATCACATTCGAAACAAATGGCACACAAAAATTATCAAAAGAATTTAAAGAATATCTAATCACATGGGGATTAGATCATAGAGACTATCATAAATTAACTTTTTCTGTGAGTGCTAAACTAAGTTGCAGTGGTGAGGAACGACACGAAGCTATTCGACCCGACATCGTTTGCGAATACGAAGAAGTCGGGTATACATATCTTAAATTTGTTGTAGCCACTGAAGAAGATGCAGAAGAAGCATTAGAAACTGCGGACATTTATCGTGCAGAAGGATTCACAGGGCCAGTATATCTGATGCCTGTAGGCGGTGTGGAGAGCGTTTATACATTAAATAATCGCCGCGTAGCGGAACTAGCAATGAAGAACGGACTTCGCTATTCAGATCGTTTACAGGTGCCTTTGTTTAAAAATGAGTGGGGAACTTAATGAAGATTATTAAAAAACTATTTGGTTTGGATAAAATCGAAGCCAATATTGAAGAAGCAAGAGTAGCGTTGGAACAAGCTACCAAATTAAAAGATGAAGCCGAAAAAAATCTAAAAGAAATTGCTCAAGAGCAAGAATTGGCTAAATTATCTCCCAAAGATCGGGCTACTCGCAAGAAAGAACCGTGGGTTGGGGTGTTAAATACCCATGTAAACAAAGAAAATGTTCGCAATGGCTTTTTTGAACTTGACTGGAACGAACATTTTGTGCTACAATTAAAGCAAGAAGGTTACGGTGTAGAAGGTGATAATGATGAAGAAATCGTTGATCGCTGGTTCCGTGAACTTTGTGCCAATGTGGTAGTAGATGGCGATTACGGTGGTCCGGTAGAAACTGGATCTTTGGACATACAGAGTGTAAAGAAGAATAATTAATGACCTATATTTTAGTCGATACTGCTAATACGTTTTTTCGTGCTAGACATGTTATCAACGGCGATGCTGACATCAAGCTCGGCATGGCATTCCATATAACTCTAAACTCTATTCGCAAAGCGTGGCAGCAGTTCAACGGCAGTCACGTTATTTTCTGCTTAGAAGGAAGATCGTGGCGTAAGGACTATTATGAGCCTTATAAGCGCAATCGCAGTGATGCTCGTGCTGCGTTAAATGAACGCGAGCAAGAAGAAGATCGTGTGTTTTGGGAAGCATTTGATACATTCAAAGAATTTATCAAAGATAAAACTAATTGCACAGTTTTGCGTCACGATCAATTAGAAGCAGATGATCTTATCGCAGGTTGGATACAGAGCCATCCAGAAGACAATCATGTCATTATCAGCACAGACACAGATTTTGTGCAACTTATCGCACCCAATGTAAAACAATACAACGGTGTAATGGAACACGTAATTACACACGAAGGAATCTTCGATGACAAAGGCAAGCCTGTTATCGACAAAAAAACCAAAGAAGCAAAAGCAGCACCGGACCCAGAATGGTTGTTGTTTGAAAAATGTATGCGTGGTGATACCAGTGATAATGTCTTCTCGGCGTATCCTGGTGTTCGCACTAAAGGCACAAGCAAAAAAGTGGGTCTTACTGAAGCGTTCGAAGATCGTAAAAGCAAAGGATTTGCGTGGAACAATCTCATGCTTCAGAGATGGACTGATCACGAAGGCAAAGAACATCGTGTCTTAGAAGATTACGAACGCAATCGTAGACTTATCGATCTAAGTCATCAACCAGATCATATCAAAGAAATTATTTTTACTACTATTGCCGAGGCGACTGGTGCTAACAAAAACATCAGCCAGGTAGGAATTAGATTAATGAAATTCTGTCACTTATACGATCTTAAAAAGATCGCAGAACAAGCACAGAGTTATGCGGAGCCATTAAATGCTAGATATATTATCAAAGAAGAACAGGATCTGTCGGTTTAAAGATACCTGTGAATCTAAAACAGACACATGCTGGGAGAACATTATGACAGAGCTACACGCTAAACCAATCATCCAAGATAAATTTTGGATCATTGAAGAAAACGGAGAAAAGGTTGCAACTCTTAGAAAAAATGAAGACGACCGATTCGTCATGAGCAACCACGACGGTGTTAAGATATACGAAACGAAAGAGAGTCTCACTCGAGAGTTTGGAAAAAACTTTTTCGTTGTTAAAATTGTTAAAGAAGCAGATAACTCAGAACCAAACGAAGTTCATGGCTTTCCTACCAGCACCGCTCCTCATAATCCTTTATATGACGTAAAAAGAAAATTACCGTTGTTTACAAAGAGCAGTGATTCGAAAAGTTTATATTGTGCAGGTTACTATACAATCAAATTTGAAAAAGGATGGGTGAAAAGTTTTTGTCCTAAGCTCATTACACTACAACGTTATGAATTCAAAGGCCCGTTTAAAACCGAGTTTGAAATGAAACAGGTGCTTTCAAATGTCTCAAAATAACCTTCCTACTAACCTACCTAGTGTTGAAAAACTCATACAAAAGGTAGTAGCAGCTGATAGAAGTCAACAAAAAGAAATCAGGATTACCATACAAGAGGCTAAGGACCTAACCGCAGAATTGGCCATCTTGACATCCAAATTAGGTAAAACCGTTCAAGAAATACATCAAATGCTGGCCGAAATCAAAGAATCAACCACTAACATAGACGTTAAGTTCGACGGCGGAAGCTTCTAAAGGTATAAATATATACGTGGTTAATTAGGAAACACGTATATTATGAGTAGACCAAAACCGAAGATTCTTTTAGAATACGCTAACAAGGAAACATTCAAAGTAGAACAGATCCTTGACAGCGAAGCCATCTGGGCTGTATTCTACAAAGGTCAACCTTTTAATTTAAAAAGCGGAAGTTTAGTCGCTAGTTATCCAGGACCTAAATATAAAAAAGTTAGTTTTTCAAATCCTGGTCATGCATATAATCTCGCCAAAAAGTTAAACAAGCTCTTCAAGACTTCAGACTTCGCTGTATATAAACTAACCTCAGGCGAAGAGGTAAAATAAAATGAATACCAAGGATGCCTATACACGGGTATTCTTACAGGCATCAGACATTGATCCTTCCGACGATAACATCAAAAAATATTCTGCTGTATTTTGGTTCAGCTTTAGAAATAAAGACCAAGGTGGTCTAAGACTAACTGAAGCAGGGTTGCAATTCATTGAAGAATATGCTAAAATAAAAACATATAAAATAGAATTTCCAAATGAATTTGCATTCACTCCGCAGGTTTTAATTTGGTTAGACAATTTTATAGATTCGCCTTATTTTATAACCAAAAAAAATATCACAGTATTGAAAGAAAAAGCTGCGTTTGAATTATATCTGTTTTCCGGCGATATAAGAAAGTTCGGGCATAACAAAGCTCTTTCTAAAAGATTAAACCAAGAATCTATACCAGAATAAACTGACCATATAAATATTGCACTATGTTTAATTTAAATCCTATTGCGATTTTGAAAAAGCGAGAAGTTAAAACTCTCCCGCCCCACTTCGCTAAAATTAAAATTAGCGATACTGAAATGTTTGATAACAAAATCAAAAATTGGATTAAGGATAAACTCAAAGGCAGATATTGTGTAATTAGAACTCCTCATGTTGATCAGAGTGGAGTTTTAAAATCAGTCACATTCGCAGCTTTTGAAGATCAAAAAGAGCTAACATACTTTATGTTAGCCTGCCCATTTTTAAGGAGAAACTAATGTCAGAAGAACTTGCCAGTGCAGTAGCAGAAGAAGCTGCAAAAGCACAACAGCCGGCCGCAGCCCAACAGGCTCCTCAACAACAAGGAACTGATTTAAATATCAGCGACCTAGTTGCATTAAAGAGCATTTTAGAAGTTGCAAGCCAGCGAGGTGCATTTAAAGCCAACGAGCTAGAAGCCGTTGGAAGAACATTTAACAAACTGAATGCTTTTCTAGAGTCAGTAGCTAAAAAGGAGGCTTAATATGCCAGTCTTAAAACACATAGGAAGAATTACCAAAACAGGAGCGAAAGTTCTGGTTGCTTTCAGAACATTACCCGGAGAATCAAACTACGCTCTTGTAATTCCTGTGGCTGGTTTAAGCGATTCTTATCACGATGCTATCATGAAGGTAGTAGAGAGCGATCAAGCACAAGAAACGTTTGAGTTCGGCGAGATCTTATTCATTAGATCTTTTCCAGACGGAAGACCAATGCTACAGGCGCTCAAAGCAGACGGAGACCTGCAAAAGGTTCCGACAGACTCTGTTACAATGACTCCCACACCGAATGATAACATCGAGCTACATCAACTCAATGTTCTTATCGCAGAACAAAGAAACTGTGCTGTAGATGATCTATGCAAATTTGTCTCTGGAGCGCCTAATCCAGATGCTCAAGTTGAAGACGTTGCGAAGATCAGCGAAGTTCCTAAAACAGAAGAAGTGTTAGGAAGAGATATTGGAGAACCAAGAAACGTTCCAGAGCCCCTTAAAGCTCCAGAGAACCAAGCACTAACTGATAAAGACATCGCAAAGAGCTATAGAAGCCAGGCTGATGCTATGTATAAGGAAGCAGCTAGATTAAGAAGAGAGGCAGATGAATTAGATCCACCTCAAAAGAAAACCGTAAAGAGTAAAGAAACGTTAGATGCCTAATCCGCTGTTCAGACCACCAAGACATCTGGTCAAAGAATGGCCCGAAGTGTTTGAAGATCTATATATGAATACTATGCCGGTGGCATATTTAGATCTTGTTCATTTAGAATTCACTGACGGAAAAATTTGGCAGATAGATGTTAAAAAAGAACTAGAAAATAAATCGGCCGATGTTATAGCCGAGACATTGCTAGACACACTTCAAGAATACAAAGACGATATTAAGAAAATAGATTTTAAAGTTGATGTCGAAAGATTGAAACTAGATATCAAAAATTCTACTAAAAGTATTTTCTAGTATTTCCGTAGTGGATCACTCGGTGATCATCTGATTTAAAACTTCTCCAAGGGTCAATAACAATTGACCCTTTTTCTATTTTACAATATAATTGTTGAGACTCGTTAAACCCACGATATTCGTATGTGACTTTTTTGTTGTGGGCTAATAAAACTACACCATAACATCCTTGAATGTCATCATCAGTCAATGGATCTATGTATGTTGGTTTATGTCCCAATTCCTCACAATAGTGACCGATTAATAAACTATAACTACCATCACAATATTCTACTCCGGGCTTGTATGCTTTGCCGTGGATAAAAATACTCATTCGATGTTCCTCGGCATGTTTTACTAATTCCTTAGCAAGATTTTTTGCCTGAATTTCTCGAGCATTCATTATCGCATCAAACAAATCATATCCGAGATCTAAATGATCTGCCATATATCGTAGAGCGATATTATCTCTAGGATGACATGCGCCGCCATCTCCCATACCTGCTTTCATATACTGAGGCCCCATGATGCGCATAGTAGATTTTGCTAGAGCATCGGTTACTACATCAACATCGATGTTTCCTTGTTTTACAGCAACATCTTGAATCATATTAACTAGCCCAATCTTAGCAGATATAAATGTATTATAAAAAACCTTAATGCATTCGCATTCGTCCCACGTTCCAATTACATATCTAGGATTGTTTTCCATGACAGTTTTATAAAAATCTACTAACTGTTTGGCATCACCGGTTTCGGTTCCGTCTTCTGTGCCGATCATGACCATTTCAGGATTGACCATATCCCATGCCACTGATCCCATAGCGATAAGATACGGATTGTAAACAAATCTTGTATTGTTAACTAATTGAATAAATTCTCTTCGAGTCGTTCCAGGTAATACTGTAGATATCAATACTAACAATTGATTTTTATTCATATGTTTGTTGGCTTCAACTAAACATTGTTTAACTATCTCATAAGAAAAATCTTTTGGATCGAGGTGCGCTGTTGGGGCTCTTCCATCATATGCAGGGTCATGAGGAGTAGGCACAGCGATAAAAACAATGTCTTTATCTTCAACTGCATCTTTAATCGACTTAGAAATTTTTACAAGCATTGTAGGATCTACTATCCGTATGTCGTATCCAGAAACATCGTGACCTTTTTTAGCGATCTCTTCTGCACACGGCAATCCTAATTTACCCAATCCAATAAACCCAATTTGCATCTTTAACCTCAATAAATAATAGCAGCATATTATTTATCGGAGTATATTTTTGTATAAACAGGGTTTGATAGAACCATTCTGGGACCTGAATCATAGATATCTAGTGTATCAACGAGAACCGTTTAATTGTCACGACGATGTATCTCTATGGAGGTCTCAAGGATTTTCTCAAACTCATTTCACAGGATTACTATATGATATGAAATCAGTAATGCCGCCGTGGACTGAAAAATTCCTATCAATCTTTAAAGGTGCCAATCACGGGTTAAGTTTTTATAAAATGGAAACCTGTAATATTTTACCATATCATCAAGATACTTACAGCTATTACAAAAAAATTTTTAATATCTCCAACAACAGTTCTATATGGAGAGCCGTAATATTTTTAGAAGATTGGAAACCCGGTCATGTATTTGAGATCGAAGGTGAACCAATAACTAAATGGAGAGCTGGAGAATATGTATTATGGCAATACGATTCACCTCACATGGCTGCTAATCTAGGAGTAGAACCTAGATATACTGCACAGATAACATTCACCGATGTTTGATAAAATATTCAAGTTCGAAAAAGAATTAGCTGAGTTCACCGGTGCTCCGTATGTAGTAACTACGGATTGCTGCACACATGCCATAGAATTATGTTTGCGATATAAAAAAGTTAAGAGAACAGGGTTTACCGCCTTTACATACCTATCGGTTCCTATGACGCTTCATAAGCTAGGCATTGAATATAATTTAATTCCTGAAAAATGGACCGGTGAATATAGGTTCTACGGAACTGATATTTGGGATAGTGCTAGAAGATTAGAACCCGATATGTATAGAGAAGGAATGATGCAATGTTTAAGTTTTGGTCATACGAAACCTTTAGAAATAGGCAGAGGCGGTGCTATATTACTAGATAACTACGAAGACTATAAAAAACTTTCAATGTTACGATATGACGGTAGAGATTTAAGCATAAGCCCATGGGTCAATCAAAAATCATTTTCCTTAGGATTTCATTATAAATTAAATCCGGAAGAGTGTGTAATTGGTATTAAAAAATTACAAGAATATAAAAATAAAAAAGACTTTGATATTAAATTTGTAGAATATCCGGACTGTAGAGAAATAGAAATTAAATGATTAATTCTAAAAACGAATGGGATAATTTAAAAGAAGTTATACTCGGAACTGCTACTAATGCTCATTGGCCTGCAAAGTGTCCTTCTTTTAGAAATTTAGAAAACACTACCCTATGGAACGACACTCCGGTTCCTGCAGGTCCGGTTGATACTAGAATAATAGAAGAATCAAATGAAGATTTAGAAATCTTCCGCGAAACGTTAGAATCATTAGGCATTGTTGTTCATAGACCTAAAGATCTAGACTTCCAATCATTTGACGGTATGTATAATTACTGTCCTAGAGATAGAATATTAGTAATAGGTGATCAAGTAATTGATGCTCCAGTTCTATATCCTACGAGAGTAAAAGAAATAGATGCCATAAAACATCTGTTTGAAAAAGATCTAATATCAACTGTAGATCCCGATGTTAAATTTGATGCGGCCAATGTCTGTCGATTAAATGACGATTTGTTATATCTTATCAGCGAAAGCGGAAATCGCAAAGGCGGTGAATGGCTACAATCCGTATTACCCAGTTATCGAGTTCATATACTAGACAATATCTATAACGGAGTTCACATAGACAGCACTATTTGTCCTATCAGAGAAGGTTTAGTTATGTTAAATGCAGATAGAATAAATCAAGATAATTTGCCTAGCATATTTAAAACCTGGGATAAAATCTGGATCACCGGAAACGACTTAGTCACTCAATCATTTACTGGATATCCGTATGCTAGTAAATATATCGCTTTAAATTTCTTAACTATAAATCCTTATCTAGTTATATGCGATCCTAAACAAACGTATCTTCGGAATCAACTATCAAAACACAATGTAGAAAGCATAGGGATAGACCTAAGGCATAGTAGAACATTAGGAGGAGGTCATCACTGTGTTACTCTCGATCTTTTCAGAGACTGAAGAACAATACACTCAAGATTTATTCTGGAACAATATTCCAGGTGCTGAAAAAAAGCTAGGCTACCTAGAAGAGTTTTTAGTTAATCAGTGTTTCTTAAAAAAATTAAAAAATCCGTATTTCATTTATACAGGAAACGGAACAATAAAATCTTTAGAAAATATGATTGTTGATCCAAGTATTCAACGATCGGAAATTTATTTTTATCTTTACGAACCTAGTTGTTTTCGTATCGGTGAACATAATAGAAATTTCTACAGTGAATTTAAATCAAATATAAATCTCAAAGACATAATCGTAGACGAACTCGAAAGTATAAAAATATTTGTAAAAAATAATAACATTAAAAATTTTAGAGTCTTTACTTCTGATTATAAAATACAACTGATACAAGAAAACTATCCAGAAATAAAGTTAGACTGTTTAGATTTATTCCTTAGAGAGATGGGAAAATGTTATAAATCATTTCCTAAGTATTTTGTAAAACATCATGTTAATAAAAAGTTCTGGTGTGGAAATTGGAGATACACTATACATAGGCATGTTGTTACCGGTTATCTATCTCAGCTTAGTGGCACATATACGTGGAATCTTAAATGCTCATATGATGAATTAAAAAATAACGATTGGTTTGACTTAGAAAAATTCAAGCAGGAAAGACCAGCACAACACGAACAATTAAAGAAAGGTATTGATTTTTTAGAGAATAATGTGTTAGCTATAGATCAAAGTATAAATTCGTTATCAGTTAATCAAGTAAACGATGTTTATATTCCAGGCGGTCATGCACCCAACTGGACTCCTGAGTTTCTAAAAAGCTACGAATCTAATTTCTGTGCTGTAGTTAACGAAACTAGATATGCGCAACCGTTTGGTTACTTTAGTGAAAAAACACTAACGGCCATCGGCAACAATATGCCAGTGATATTAGCAGCACCCCCACACAGTTTAGAATATCTAAAAACGTTTGGATTCCAAACATTCGATAAGTGGTGGGATGAAAGTTACGATTTAGAAGAAGACCACTATAAAAGAATCGTTAAAATTTTTGATGTTATAGATTTTATCAACTCTAAATCATTGAAAGAACTATCTGAAATTTATTATGACATGCGATCTGTAATAAAACATAACAGATCTGTCTTAGATACTGTTCTACTTAACGATAAAATTGTATAGTTTGTGTTTCAACGAGACTGTCAGGAACATCAGTCGAATATGAATTGTAATCTCCCCAATCACCTTTTCCTGACCAATGAAAGTTAAAGGTCCAATCTATATTTTTATTAAGGTCTTTTTCTTCGACAAATAACTTATTGTAATCGTCTGCCGAACGTCCGTCCATTCCCCAATCAGGTTTAGCCAATCGCCTTGCACGTATAGATGCATTGCTGGTCATGTTACTAAAATCTTGTGCAAAGAAAGGACCTTGTCTATCAGCATTCCTATAAGAATCTATTTCCCAGTGCTGAATAAAATCCCATTTAAAATCAGCAGTCCACTTTCCATCTGTTGAAATCTTAAACTTAAATTCTCCAGTGAACTTTCCTGTTCCGAATGTATTACCGAATTCAGCAGAGTCAAGTTCTGGGTTAAATCGTATTACTGTAGAATATCCACCTTTTACTCTCCAAAGAGTTCTAAGGAAAGGCCACATCTCATTTACCAGCCCATCAGCATAAGGATTGATATCAGTGTTAATTATGTCGTAATCAAAAATTTCATACTCGACTTCTCTTTCAATATCATCCTCATATTCTATAGTGTAATGAAACTTTCTAAGATTAGGACGTATAGGATAATCTATTTTCTTATCTTTAATAATTTGATCTAAAAAGATGCTCATGCATTTTACACGGATTAATACATGAGAACCCCCCATCCTAAAATCTTTAGTGATCCAATATCCTAAATATTTTTGATAAGACAAATTAAACTTATCTGGATTCTGACCGGTAATCGTTTCCGGTCCTTGACCGAACCCGATACCTGTGCTGATATTACTGATATTCATATCTCTATTGCGAATCAAGAATGTCATAGTATCTGCATAATCTTGATGTGTCTCTGTAGGAAAACCAACAATCCAGTTAGTAGCAGCCTTGATCCCAACTGCTTTGCCATCTCTAAAATTCTGTTCCATCTCTGCGATAGTAACCCCTTTGGCCATATCGTTGAGAATTTTCTGACTTCCAGATTCGCAACCGTAATTTAAATAAACGCAACCACTATCTGCTAAGTCTTTCATATATTCAAGATCCATACGTCCGTCACAGCGAGCATATCCTGTCCACTTTATGTCTAGACCTTTAGCAATAATACCTTTGGCGAATCCCCTAAGTTCTTTAAGATTTCCGTTGACTAGACTGTCAATAAACCAAAACAGTCTAATGCCTCTATCATAGAGATACGACACTTCTTCCAAGGCATCAACAGCCATACGTTGTCTGTATTTCCAGAAATGTGTTTCTTCACAAAAGGTGCATTTTGCTATACACCCACGACTTAATTCAGTTGTCACACCGTTGGAAATCCTATATTCATTAAAATCAATATTATCATAATCGGGCATGGGTAATCGATTTAATCCAAGGCGCTGATCTTCTGGCTGTATTATATGTTGTTGATCTATATGAAGAATATCTTGTTCAACTTCATCTAGTATTTTTAAAATAGCTTCTTCGCCTTCGCCGCTTACTACATAATCGTAATAATCTTCTTTTACAAAATAACCTTTATGAACGTTCGGCCCGCCAACTGCTATCTTAATATAAGGTTTGATAGATTTAATCTGCTGGATCATCCACTTTGTAGGTTCTTCATTCATTTGATAAATGCTAAAACCTAGTAAGTCTGGATCATATTCAAGTATCTGATCAATTACTTCTAGAAGCAATGGTTCTAGGTGAACGTGAATATCTTTATAATTGTTATCGCACCATCTCCAAATTGTAGTAGGATCCCACAATTTGTATGGAAGTTTATCTTTGATTTTATTTTCGTAATATCTATATGCTTTTATATTTGCATCCAAGACACGACTTTGATAACCGGCTTCTTTAGCCACTGCTGATAATCTACAAAGGTTGAAAGGAGGAAATTCAGCAGCCCACTGCGGCAATAAAACCAACATTAACTTAGATCGTCTGCTGGCATGATTAATTTTTATAGGAGTGGTATTTTTCTGTTCGATAGGTTTGACATACTGCTCTATAGCTTTGAGCGTATTAAGATGTTTGTCGTCTCCTAAATGATATGCCATTAAAGTTCCGTAATAAATCTAGTCTTAGAAAGTAAGACATTATAATTATACTCACAAATGTCTCTACATTGCAAGATAAAATTTGCTCGTTCTCTTTTATCGAGATTTGATAATCTTTCAATTTCATCTAAGATCATTAACATACGCTTACCATCATCTAATTCAAGATCGTAACTCTCATCGATGATAGGCGAAAATGTCTTATATCCCATTATTTTATAAATTTCCAAACTACGAGGAACACTTACTAAAATAAATGGATGTTTCATAGCTATTGGTTTAAATGCCTTTTCGCTTAAAAACCTAAATGAGTGATAATATTGTTTGGTAAAAAATGTAGTTTCCGATACGACGCTAAAATAACTATCCTCATAATATCGATTTGTATCTGTAGTTGACACAGCCCGATTAATATGTAATTCCTCCGTATCTAAAAATAGAGGCGGAATCTCTTTTACTTTCTCACACGACTCTAATATTTTTAAAATTTTATCATCATCTCTAAAATAGTTAATTAATTCTCTCCACCTATAATCCCAATTATCTCTTTCTTCGCAAGGACCCAAACTAACAAATCCTTTCTCTAAAAGATTTCTACCATGCATCAGAGATATTAAAAAAGGTCTATGTAATCTCCATCGTCTATTGAAATTTAGAAATTTCTTATGATATTTTTTTATCTGTAGTGTAGCAGGTAACTTATTTTCTTCGTTTATTTTATAAACAACATGCAGTAAATCATTCTTTAAACTTTGTTCGAATACGGTATACCAAAATATTCTTATTGGTTCTTCGTTAAATTTTTCTGCTATAGTTTTACAATAATCCTTAACATCATATAAATTTGTTAATAAAATTATCTGAGATGCCGGTATACCCTTGCTTACAATATTTTCATATATAGAATCTATAACTTTTTCAAATGGTTCTAGAGTATTATCTAATACTAAAAATGCCTGCTTGCTTTTTATTAATTGAGATACATGCTCTCCCATCATTTCAACAAGGTCGAATATTTTAAAACTGTTTTCACAAGAAAATAAACAATACCAAAATTTAAAATCGTGTTCAGGAATACTCAATAATTCAGAAATTCCAGATGTTTGATCAGTCCATGACACCGATGGATTTTTAACATCGTAGGTATTAATTATAGGAACCTTTGAATTTAATAATCTCATAATCTTGTCGGCGGCAATTTAAATTGCATATCTTCAAAATTTTGTAGGCTTTCCATATATGACTGAGATCGTTTTACAAATTTTAAAGTTTGCGTAGACCATTGTATATCTGAAAATACTTTGTTTAGGTAATTGAAATGTTGTCTAGGACTAGGATGATAATCGGCTGTTTGACTACCTTTTCGTTTCATAGGATGTTGAGGCCATGTTCCGTTAAATTCTACTGTCAATATATCAGGCTTAATAGCGTTAAGTGTATCTTTATAAAATTCTATCACACCTTCTCCATTATCGAATTTGTGATTAGGACTTGTAAATTGCATGTATATAAAAGGAGACATGCTCAACATATAATAGTCAATCTCTAAATTATCCAGCATACCTTTGCACATGGTAATAATAGCCATATCTCGAATTAACATACCTTTAGGATCGATAAACTTTTCAATAAATTTTTGATCGTAGAAATCCTGTGTATAAATGTTTCCAGGTGTTAGCCACTGCCCTTTTAACCATCTATCTTCTCTTGCTATCGAGCTCCACATTATAATTACAAGATCATCTTTATTAAATTTATATCGCGTATTTGCTTCTGCGACTTGACTAGCTATAAACAAATTGCCGCCACCACTTTGTCCGTAGTTATAAGATTCCGGAATTTCCTGAGAAATAATATCAGCCCAAGTAGGCCAACCATAGGATGTCATGCTACATCCAAATGCAAAGAATCTTTTATATTTTTTAAAATCCATTATTATCTCTTAATATATTACCAACATGATATGTTTCAGCGTAATCGTATGGATCTATATTTGCTATTCTTAAATAATTCATTTTTTTATCTTCAGATAGCATGTTCCAAGAACGTGTATTATCTGTATCGACTATGTTAGGTCTAGATATACTTGCACTAAACCAATTAATTTTAAAAATTTCAATGTTATGTTTTTTTGCAAATTTCATTAGAGTTATATGATTTCCGTCTTCGCCGGCGTCTATTGATAAACGCAAATTCATAATTTGTAAAGTATCAGGATTAGTTAAAAAGCAATGGTCTGATAAACCTCCAACGATAACGTTCGAATTTGGAATAAAATTTCCTTCGATTTCTGTTGCACCAAACGAATTGTCATTTGGAATCTGCGGAGTAGTTAACAAACTAAGGACAACATCGAATCGAGTTTCTAAAATAAATTTATAAGAGATGTTGTTCCTCGATTCTTCTTCCGATCTTACTTTTGATAATTCTGTAGACATAGCTGCTGGAGCAGTCCACGGATTATAAAAATTAGTCCTAGGGAAAGTCTTTAAAGTTTTTAAATTTCTATTTTTAAAATCTTTCTTTAATCTGTTTAATTTTTTTTCGGAATAGGTCCAAGTCGCTAGATAAAAATCTATCTGCCAAGGAAGACTATCAAAAAAATCAAAATTTAATTGCTTGATATAATCCCATGTCCTAATATGTCCACGGATATATACTGCTACACGTTCACTTGATTTCATACATCTCCGAAATCTCAGGAAAGGTGTTAATAAAATTCCTATTTCTAATAGCATCGTAATGCTTAGTCTGTTCTATAAACTCTATATGTAGATTTCTATCATACGTCGAAGAATCTAAAAATTTTATCATGTCTTGGATTTTTTGATCTATATTTTTAGAAATAGATACGGAAGATAATCTGTTTTTTATTCTTATTTTTAATTCGTTGGGAATTATATTCACATTATAAAAATTAGGATTTAAAAGGTTATAATGATTCGGAGAAAATTTATTTTTATCAAATATAGAATTATTAATAAGATAATTATAGAACTCTGCCATAGTAGCTATATTGAAAATCGATACAACAGAATTGATCTGCAAATTAACGTGAGGAGTAACTGATTGTATATTTTTTATATTTTGTTCTATTAGTTTCCAATCAGTTCCTTCTCTGATGTATTCTGCTCTATCTCCCCAACTGTCTAAACTCGCATCTACATTGATATTTTTAAAATTCTTCCATAAATCTAAAACTGAAGATTTTTTATAGGTCAAAGAACTAAGATTAGTATTGTATCTTAATTTTACATCAGTCTTACCTATGCTGATCAAATATTCTAAAATATCGTAATGCTTATCAGTCAATAATGGCTCACCGCCTGCAAAATAAAACTCTTCGATATCTTTTAAGTAAGGTAAAAATTGATCGTATAGATTATCGTTATTTTTTCCACCTGCAAAAATATATACGTTGGGCCTTTTTTCTTCAGTGGCCCAACTAGAGCTATAAGTTCCGCTACAAGACCTGCATTTAAAATTACAGATGTTGCTCCACCTAACATCAAAATATCTCAGATTCATCGACGGTAAAAATCCGTCTTCTTGTGTATCATTAACTAAATGAAAATATTTGTTATATTGTTTATTAACACTTTTTCTAAAACTGTTAAGCCCAGCATCTTCACTTGAGTAACAGGCTTTGCATTCATCGCATCTTTTACCTTCTAACATATTCTGTCGAATGACCTTATATTGATCACTATTCCATATGTCAGTTATTGTATTAAATCTTGTATTACCTAGATGAATATTATGGTCGCCGATACAACAAGGCAAGACACTACCGTCCGGATTAACATAGATATGAATCCAAGGCAGTATACAAAAAGTTTTAGACGGTTCTACATTCATAATAAAAATTTTCTAATTCAGGAAAAGTTTTTATAAAATCAGTTCCTCGTCTTCGATCATATTCAGTAAACCATTGATAAAAATCTCTTCGACCTTCTTCAAGTTTTTGATCGTCATATATTGTGTTTTGCATATAATCAACCACACGTCTAAATTTTTCGTATTCTAGATCACTAAATTTAGTCCTGTCTTTATCATCTAAGTTATCTTTTATAAACTGTAAATGGCTGTGCATATATGGCATAAATTGATCCTTAGGTAGAATGTTCATATCATATTGCAGGGGTTCCTTTAAGAAAGGTGTGTCAAATCTAACACGTTGCCATTTATTTTGATTTGATCCATTATACTTCGATCTCCATTCTAAAATCTTAGATAATAAATTTTGAAAATTTGTTACAGTTAATATGTTAAACGTTATCATGAACGTAATAGGCAACGAAGTTTTTGTTAAGTATGTGTCTAAATTTCGTTCCCAAACATCAATATCTAATCCTGTTCTAATATATTCTGCCTGCTCATTCCACGTATCCATGCTAGTAAAGATTTTAAAATCTCTTATTTTCTTTTCGTTAACTAGATTATTAACCTTTTCAACTAGGCGATCTATGAGGACGGGCTTAACTCCAAGGTTTGTGTTAATGTTTAATTCTAAATTAGGCAACGGATTTGCTTCTAGATCTTCTAATAAACGCCATGTGCTTTGTTGAAGCAACGGCTCTCCACCTGTGATACGCAGAATTGTTAGTGTCTTACGAACTTCGGGCCACCAGCGCCACCATGCATCTACATAAGGATTAGTTTCTTCTTCATAGATTTTAAACCAGTCAATATCATTTCTATGATTCTTAACCATATCATAGGGACCATTGTCTCTGATTTCTTTATGATAAGCACTGCTATGTTTAGGGTGGCAATAACCGCATTTAAAATTACACTCGTTACCAAATGAAATTTCTATGTATTGTGGATTTATGTTTTGATCCCAATCTCCGTCTCTGATCTGTTGAAAACGTTCTGGTGTATAGATAGTTGAGTTGCGTTCCTTACGATCGCTGACATAATCTTCACCTAATGACTCGATGTTCCAACAATAGTCGCAGCCGCTAGGTTTTTCTCCGTTGAGCATCGCCAACCGTTCGTGTTTCTTTTGTTCTGTATTATGCAGAGCACCAGGATCGATAGTGATTTCTTCTATAGAAATCTTATGTGGAGGGGGATGATAACAACTATGTGTTTCTCCTGTTTGTAGATATATAGTCGTGTGATGCCATTTAGCCAAACAGAATGTTGGCGAAATTTCATTCATGATGGGAATAAACTTTTTAATTCGTGCTATGTCGTCCATCAAACTGTTCCTTTAACCAATCGTAATCGTTGATTTTTTTCAACGCATCGAGGTTGGTTTTATTTTCAGTGCCGAAGGCACGACCTGCTCGAGCACCTTCAAGAGCAAAACTGTCATTAGATTTTTCACACCATATATCTAATCGTTCTTGAGTTTCTTTATCATCTTGTCTGTCGATGATTCTACTAGCTAATTTACAACACTCTCTAAACGCAGATCTCCATGTAGTAAATGGATCTGTATTAAATCGTGTAATGTTAGATATCGTCGGCATCGGCTTAAATTGCTTGCTGATACTAGTAGTCATGTCCGGTTTAGACATATCCATATTCTTTGTCAATTCAGTAGGCAGTAATTTCACACCACCATTTCCATATTCAAGACCGTTAACTGGGTTTTGACTTTTCCAAACATGCACCGTAGATTTCGCATTAAAATCGTAGTAAGGAATCTGATAATCAAAATCAAATGTATCTAACAATTCAGCATCGGCATCTACTACCCAGAACATGTCAGTTCCTACCATCTCGGCGGCTGCTTTATGTGCTTGGTGTATACCTTTAACGCCATTTACTCTATAACAGCGATAACCATCTACCTTAGTTAAAAGATTGTGCCAATTAGTATCAGCAAAGGATTCGTTATATGAAATAAAAACTATGTCAAACGGCTTAGGACGACTTGAAAGGATATCTACTTCTTTCTTCTTTGTAAAAAATCTGTAGTCCCACTCACGTTGTAAAATTTTATGATTTTTATGAAATATACACACACCGTCATAATAATCATTGTTTTTAAAAACATGAATATATTCTTCATCCCATTTAGGGATTACATATTCAAATTTCCATTCGTCTCTTAAAACGATGTGATCCCAGACTACCCAAAAATGTTTAGTGAAAGATTTAGACTTTACATCATCGAATGTCTTAACATGCTCAAGTTTCTGTGCTCTAGGAAATCGTTCTCTAATCTCTTCCCAGACTTGATCTTCTATCCTAGTGCGACTAACAAAAAATATATCATACATTTTCAGGCATCACATAATAGGTTAGGCCAAGATTAATCGTTTCATCGTAAAGATCTAAGGTATATTTGCTTTGTTGAGCATCTAGCCACGGCCATTCTAACCCTAGCTGATCTTTTATCTTTACTGCAAAGTCTTGGGCGTCTTCTTCAACAAATGTATGATTAACTTTTTCTTCATAGATATCTCTAAGTATTTCAAAGTCACGAACATCAACATAATTCCAATCACTGCAATTTGTCATCCATGTTCCCATACGAGCACCAAGGATAGCATACTTTCCGTTTTCTTCGTGCATACCCACTGTAGACCACATGCGCAATCTATGAATGTTATGCCACCAAATACGTTCTTTAATTTCCTGGGGAGGAACTTTAACACCGTCAAGCAAGGTCATCTTAACACCTTCACGGAATCCTGCTCTCCATGCCTGGAATGGCGAGCCGGTAATAACACTTTCCGAATACACTCTAGGAAAATTCTTATATCCATCTTCCCAACAAAAATCTACCTGTGCGCGATCACTAGTTGCGTTTTCATGGGTCTGCATATTTAAGACAAAATCTTTACGCCAAATCTTTAGTCCACCGTTACCATAACGAAGACCATTAATTTTATTTCTTCCGCACCAACCGTAGACCTGTATTTTGGGATCAGTCATGTCTAACTCGAGATCAAAGAATTTAGGATCAACGATGTTATCAGCATCTACCGTAATAAACCATTCAGTATCTGATAATTCTGCTGCGGCCTTGTGTGCGTGGTCGCTGCCTTTTACACCGTGAACACGTTTTGCCCAAGGCACTTTATTGCAAAGGTCGGCATAATGCAAATCTGCATTAGGTTCATCATAACTTAAAAATACAACGTCAAATTCAACAGTTTTCATTTTATCTCGAATACATAATTTTTAAAAATCCTTCGTGTATAAACGCTGAATTTTTTTGGAACTTCTATATCTACAATTATAGATTTTCCTACGATATCATTTATTTTAAACGAAATCATATCAAAGAGCAAGTTCGGATCATTGTAATCTGTGATCATAAAGTTCATTTCTGTTTCACCGTTCCAATTAATCTTACGATTTTTAACCGGTTGAAATTTTTTGGCTAGTTTTTTGGTGCCGCCAAATTCTTCACTCAACTCAAATTTGATATTTTTCTTTTTAGAATTATAAGATACATAAACATCTGGCCTGTCTATCGTAGACCACTTCTTTTCAATTATCCTATGCAAAACATTATCTATTTTAAAAATACTTTTTGTTTCTGTTATATCTAGTTCATTATTAAGCAGATCAACAAAACAAGAATGTATTTTTATCTTGCCTTCCATTATTAGTTCGGCGGTTTCCTGATCTATGTCGATCACATTTTCTTTATCTTTAAAATAATGATCAGGGCCTACAGCTAACAGTGCGCCAGTGTCTACAGAATATTCTGCTTTGTATTTTAGAGGAGGAAAATTTAATATCAGTTCTTCCATGATATCTCCTCTAAAATATTAATCATCTCATCGTCGATTTTATCTTTTTCAACATAATGAACTATATCATGTTGTTCATAATTTCCTATTTTTATTTTTCCATTCCTATTCAAATAGAATCCAACATGGTCACTGCACAATGTTGCAGGCCAGGGCCAATTCTGAACCATAGGTTTCATATGCACTACTCTAGGAAATTCTAAGTCATAAGCTATTTGATCAGATATATCTAAAATTTTTGCTGCCAAGGCGAATACTTCATCTGTTCCGACTACCTTAGGCTTGAGTTCTGTTAAAAAATTATTAGAAAATTCTGTGGGATTTTTTATAATATGTCTACCTAACTCAAAAAAATCTCTTACCAACTTGCTGTCTTTTTTAAAGAATGTATAAAAACTGTAAAGGTTAGGCAGTTTATTTTTTGTAAAGGCACGTCTATAAAAATCGTCTTCTACTAATTCACCCCGATAGGTATAGCTTTTATTAGCAACATACAGTTCAGAATTTTCAATAAAATAATCAACCCAATGGCTGTAATCTCGAGTAAACAACATATCAACATCAAGGCATACCGTATTCTCAAACGGAGTTAATTTATCCATCCAACTACGACCGTCCCAATATGTTTCTTGTCGCCATTCGATCACATGATCAAAGACCCACGAGCTTTTTAGTTGTTTTACATCGTCGGCATTATCAATTACTAGAGCAACTTGGTCGTATCCCGGCCGTTGAGTATTTTTTATACTTAATGCTAGAGCATAAGCCAATCTAAGATAATCAACATCCGGATGGCTAGACACTATTAGTAGATATCCAAAGTTCATATTAACTCCAACAATGAGTCAGCATTTCTTATGATACTTTGTTTGTTCATGATATGAACATCCATGTCTTTAATAGACGATATACAGAACTTATCGCCTAAATTAGGAGATACTAAGAAAAATAATTTGCCGTCCGGAGTTACGGAGTGTAGTATATCTCTGTCTAACGTAGTTAATATCGGAGGTAAGTCTGATATATTTTCTGTCTCAAAACCCTGTAAGATATGCTTGGCTACACTAAATGCGATATCGTTTCTAAACTGATCGGTAGAAAATCTAAATATATCTCCGTAAAATTTATATTTCTCTTTTACTAGATCTACTGTGTTAAAAAATATTTTAGAATTTTCATTTTTTTCAAACATAACAGTAGTGGCCCAATTCATATGTATACCGGTATCTGAAACATATCTATCATGATATCCTAGTCTAGAATCATTGACAATATCTAATGCCGAATTACCAATCATTACATCAAAATCCAGATCCCAGAATTGAGATAATCTATCAGAGAATATAAAAAAATCACTGTCTATGATTAAGGTCTTATCGTAAGGAGTTAGGTCCCAGGCTGAACATCTATTTGAATTAACAAACGGAACCACTTTGTTATTCAATCCGTCATGTAATTTTCTTTTATTATCGGTTTCTGGTTTATCAACCGAAATAATTTTATCAAATACTGTTGCTGCTTTTTCAAACTGTTTAGATTCTATCAACCAATTAACCGTGGTAGGATCCGTAACCAGACTAACCGGAACTCCTAGATTCTTTTTAGCAAGTCCGCCTGAAATAATAGACATCAATGCATAGTCGATATCTCTATTATTATGAGCAAATATCAAAACACCTCTATTCATAGATCCACTAATTTCTCCACAGATCTACTTTTTTTAATTTTTTGATATTCTTCATAGTATTCCTGAGTGGCTGTGAAATACCGATCTAGAATCTCATCTCTGAAAGATTCTAAATTTTCTATCATTACAGGATTTTCATTGCTGTCTACAAGAGGAACACCGGATGTCCTTCCTTGAGATATAAGAAGTTGAACAAAAGAAATTAATGTTTGATCGATTTTAAAAAGTCCGCCTGCATGGCCGTAGGTTAACTTAGCATCAATTTTTTCTTTTAGTGTTCTTCTTTGGATTGATAATGTTTGCCTATAATTGGCAAAATCTAGAGCTTGCTTAAGATGCTCTTGCATATTTTCTCCTGATTATCTACGCAGTTTATTTATTGCTTCAGATAATCAAGAAAAAATTATTAGCTGATAATAGCTCCCAAAGTCACAGTTGGAGATTCTACTGTAAAATTACCAGCGGTAATTGGCTGTAAAACTCCGAAGGACTCCAATGTTTCTGCGGCTATTGTAAAAGTTCCGTCGACCGAATCGGGGCCTCCACCTAATCCAATGTGTCCATCTACAAATTCAATCTTAAATTCGATCACATTAGCAGTTCCGGTTGAATTATTTGCTACAAAGGGAGTTCTTGCATATATTTTGTAGCTATTCGATCCGTATGGCGATGATGCAGCAGCCGAATACCACAGATTTAGAGTATTAGTGCATCTATAAAAGTTTTGACCGTCGCCAGGAGAAACTCCTGTTCCCGGAGTATTGCCGCCCCACGACTGTGTTCCTACAGATGCTAATAAGTTTCTCCAAGACGTATTTTGGCTAGTGCCTGATCCGCCACTTTGACTTGAGCTAAAACGTATAGTGCTGCCAGAATTAAAAAAGTGTCTAGCCTTTTCTGCTGAACTAAAGGACACAGTGATCGTGCAGGTTGCCAACGTTGTCCAAGCTGAGCCGTATAATCCCGGCCATGTGGTTGCTGTTGTTCCTTTATTTGCCGTGATGTATTGACTAGAATGCGGAGTGCTTAATCTATTTGTTGTAAGTGTGTTAGCAAAGGTATCAAATTGACTTACAGGAGCATCTGTAAGATTATACCTAACTGTTCCGCCTTCGACCACAGACGCTAATGCAGGTGCAGATCCGTTCAAATGAACCCAAGCATTAATGATATCGTATCTAAGGTTCGCTATGTGATTGACTGTAATTCTATTAGATTCAGTTACTTCGGTGCTTTGGACTACTTGTCCGTAACCGTATGTAGAATCTGAGGTGAGGCTAGTTCCAAGAACCTTGGCTACTTTATTTCTAATATTATTGTAGTCTGTTTTTGATATTTTATCGTTTACAGCTGGCATCCGTTATTCCTCAGATGTATTTAAAGGATTAAGTTGTGCTGATCGCTGAAAGCGAATAACTAGGACTAGTTACACTAAATGACCCCGAAGGCTGCATTAAACCAGAAGCTTTTAATTCATCTACTGTAATAGTTAGTGTGCCGTCGACCGAATCGCCAGGTGACGGTGGTCCTAAATCAACATAATCGTCTTGTAATGTTATTTTAATATAAACCACTGTTGCGGTTCCTCCGGAATTATTAGCCACATTACAAGAAGCTTCTAATCTTACAAAGTTTGAACTATACGGAGTAGAATAAGGCAAATAATAGTATGTTTGATAGGAATTAGTTAAAGCATAGTAATTTACTAAAGTAGGAAAATTACCAGAAAATCTTTGAACACCTACATTACTCAGCAAATTAGTCCAAGCATTGTTTTGTTGCGTGGCGCTGCCGCCGGCTCTTGTAGCACTAATCCTAATATCACCGCCGCTGTTAAAAAAGTAACGTCCTTGGTCTGCTGATCCAAATGTAATTGTTAACACTGCTTGAGCTTGTGTGGACCACGCAGAGGAAGTCGATTGTGTAGCTTTATTAGCCACAACTGATTGTCCAGTTCCTATGTTGAATCTAGTAAGTAAGGCAGCGTCTGCTAATGAGTCATAATTTGTATTAGGATGTCCTGCACCATAACTAACTACATCATTTCTTTGAATATCAGCGATTGCTGGTAAAAGACCATCTTGATGAACTTTAATGTTAATCAAATCAGTTTTTAATTCGTCCCACTGTTGAGCTGTTATTAAATTACCTGCGTATACAGGAGAACTAATTATACTTTGGCCGTATCCTCTCGATCCAGATCCAGTTCCAAGGATGCTGACTATTTTATCTCTAATACTGTTATAATCCAGGTTCGAAATTCTAGCTGGAGTTTGAGAATCTAGTTTAGGCATTTTATAAAATCACTGCTTCGATAGTCTTGATCGATGCATCACTGTTGCTTTCTAAAGCTACGGCAAATACATCAGATGAATGTGGAACTCCTGCCACAGCGCATCCTTGATTCGATGCTACTAATCTGTCTCCTTTTTTAACGGATCCTATAACTTTAACAGGAACACGACCTTTTAATGCTACATATACACCGCCATCTAAATCTTTATTCATCATAAATGCAGGGTTAGCACTAATTACACCAATGGCTCGTTGTCCCCATGTGCTGGCTGTTACTTCTTTTTCACCGCCTACTACCATAACCGTGCCAACTTCATAGTCGGCATCTGGTAGATATTTTTCAGCTAAATCAGCGTAACGAGCCGCTGTGGCTGTTCCGTCAAACAATACAGCTACTAAATTGCCACTACCGTCTCGAGCTGCGATAGTATTTGCGGTTGCTGTAGTTTTAGCTGATCTAAAACTTGGATCTGAATCAGTTGCAGAGTCGTCAATTTTTAATCTCACCGACTTATCTGCTGTTCCCACGAACTGAACCGCTGCGATATTACCGCTGGAATCTCTAATCGGCACCGATGTTTTGTCTACTGTAGCAGGAACCGATACGCTAGGACTAATACCATTTAGTTTAGTAGCATCGTCTGCTATACCTGTTAAGTTACCTTCTACGGAACCAAACAAGTTACCTCTTAACGTAGCACCCGCATAACCAATTTCTTTGGTAGTAGCATTGATCATAACCTGGGTATCTGTAGCTAACACATTTCCAGTGTGGTTTCCAGTTGAGTTACCAGTTACATTGCCAACTACGTTACCGTTTACTGTGCCGGCATAAACATTATTCCATTTTGCAGAAACAGATCCAAGGTCAAAAGTTAAGTTAGCCCCCGGAGTTACTCCTGTTGATCTTATTAGTAACGGCTTCCTTTGGTCACTTTCAGATACTGTAATCTTAAATGTTAGGTCATTACCTAGACGATTTTCAAAAACAATGCCGTCAACGGCTTCTTTTCTTACTCTTAGGTCGTTGTTGTCGCCTAACTGATAGCCGGCATCTTTGAATCTAATCTCGTTATCAAATACAACACTGCCTCTTTGTAAGAAATTAGATGCTTCTACACCACCCAATCTTGCAGCATTTGAAGCTGTTCCCCAAAAATAGTGATCATCCGATGTAACACCAGTTGTGCCAGTCCTTAACATAGTGATACCTTTCTTGATTACAGAAAAGTCTTCGATAGGATTAGTAGAACTGTTTAGAGTGAATTCGTCTTGGCTCACTATGGCGATAGTTTTACCGCCAGATATCAATTTAACGATAGTATGGTTATTGTTTAGAGTATCTTTAACTACCTGTGCTGTAACTGCACTGGCTCCTAGATCAGGACTTGCTGCGGGGCCAATTAATACAAAATCTGTTCCTGTCCAAGTATATAATTGCTTTGCGGAAGTATCAAACCAGAAATCGCCAGTAGTAAGACCGGATGGTGCTGAACTAGATGATTCAGCTCCTCCTGCTAAACGGAATCTTGAACCGTCGTAAAATTTTAATTTTTTGTTACCGCTATCATACCAGATCTGACCAGCGATCACCTTTGGCGGCGCACTAGTATTAGCGAAATTTTCTAACAAATGTAGATAGTTTTCGTTTTGAACTTCGCCGTAACCGGCATAATTTTTACCTACAAATCTTAGATCTGTAGTTGTATCAATGGTTCCGTCTTCTACTGCTACTAGGAACGTTCCATTGAATTTGTTAACTTGATAGGCCATTTATATACTCCGCAATATTCTTATATTTACACGATTCCCTGTGATGCTGTTTCTCGCTGTTGCTCTAATTCTAAATACTGTGCATCTGATAATGTTGTTGGGATACCTAACGCTTTTTGTCTAATATGACGTAAAACTTTCCAATCTGTTGAATTTAACAACTCTCGTTTCTCGGCATTCGATAACTCTTGAGATTTTTGAGCTGCTAAATCTCCTACCACCGATTTAACTGTTTGAGAGCTAAGATCAAAGTAGTGTGTTTGAGCCTGTATCTGAGCAGCCTGTTGATCAGTGATTTCAAACACGGTCACTGAAGCAGGCACCGAAGGCTGATAATTTAAAATACTTACAATAGTTTCATTTTCTACACATACGTAATGCATGGTTAACTCCAAATAGCCAAATAGTTTGCAGCAGGTGTAGAACGTTGTTCTGTATTTTGAACATAGACCCTGATTCGATCACCTAAATTACTCCATGTGCATCGTAATGAGTCATTTCCGTCAACTCCGCCGGCATAATGTATAACTGCGATACTAGGAATAAATGCGATTAAATTACTCATCGATTTTCCGCTGGGCGGAAATACATCGAAATAGTTTGCACCATTATTCCATGAACCAACCTGATTAGTGAATCCAGACTGGCTATAAATTGTATTACCGTAAGTAAATCTAAACTGTTGAGCAAAAGTATCTACATATTGTTTAGTAGCTGCATGATTAGCATTAACAGGATTTCCAACTAATGTTAAATATCCAGTCATTGAATCGCCAGACTTGGCAACTCTGTTTGGATCGTTAGCTGTTACCGTAATATCCGAGGAGCCGTCAAAAGAAACTCCGTTGATAGATCTCGGTGTTTGTAACCTTGTAGCTGTGCTGGCATTGCCGGTAACTTGACCTACTAGATTAGCACTGATCGTTCCTGCATAAAAATTGCCGCTGGCATCTCTAGCCACAACCTTATTAGCTGTGTTATTAGGAGTAGCATCTACAGACCAAGTTGTCTGTAGCGATGTGTTATAATTAGATCCTATCAAATAAGATCCTGCCACTAAACCTTCAAACGCTAGCGAGCTCCATGTGATCCCGGATGCAGAAGCTCTTAGATATGTTCCTGCAGGACCCAGTGGCAACATAGTTGTTGTATTAGCTGCTGTTTGATACGGAATCGAACCCGCAGCACCGCCTGTTAAATTACTAGCTCCTACGGCTAGAGTTGCAGTATCAGCATTTCCTTTTAATTCGTTAGCATAGATCTTACCCCATTTAAACGACGGGTGACCTAAGTTTGTATCGTTCCCCGCAGACGGTATCAATGCTGGTTTATTGTCGCCGCTGCCTGATAAACTGATCGCACTAGACACCAAAGACATACTAGCATAACCGCCAGTTCTAGTAGAATCAGCAGTATCTATAACGATACTTGCATCAGCAGATTGATTTCTTATAGTCGAAGAACCTGTGGCTATAATTTTTAATTTTGAACCTACAGTTATACCTTCAGCTGCAACATTTAGATTTGCCAGTGTTCCTAGATTTTCTAAATACGAATGTTTAATATTTGTGCTAAGAGAAACACCTGTAAGTGTTTCGCCGGCCGCCGGAATTGTTACATTAGATCCGCCATCGAAACTCACACCATTGATTAATCTCGCAGTTTCTAATCTCGACGCAGTGGCAGCATTACCTGTTAAGGTAGCGCCGATAAATCTATTAGCAGATACTATATTGAAACTGCTGGTTCCTGATTCTGCTGTAACATTACCTTGAACATTTCCAACTAAATTTGCTGTAATCGTTCCTGCACTAAAATTACCACTAGAATCTCTAGCAACTACTTTTCCTATTAAGTTGTTAGGCGTAGCATCAACTGCCCATGTAGTTTGATCAGCACCGTCAAAATTCGAACCTGTAAGATACGCACCCCTGACTAGATAATTTAGTGTGCTCGACTTAACTGTAACATCCGAGGTTCCGTCAAACGGTGTTCCGTTTATCGATCTTGCAGTTTCTAATCTTTCTGCCCTTGCTGCTTTACCTTGTAGATTTCCTTTGATGTCTATACCAAAGATTAAATTTATACCAGCGATTAATGTTCCAAATCCTGCCGGAGCAGTAGCTGGTGCTAAAGTAAAGGCTTGGGATGTAATTATACCTACGATGTTACCATTTATTTCAATTAATATAACTGGTTTAGTTCCGCCATCGGAATCATTTAATACTGCGGACCTAGCTCTGGTTCTGCCAAAGCCTTCTGCGGTTTCTGGTCCGATAAATCTCCAGTCGCCACCTTCCCAAACATGCAGAGTTCTATAAGGCATTTTATACCATAAGGCGCCGTTCGGTGGATCGGTTGGAGGAGTTTCTGATATAACAGCTGATCCAACAATGACCCACTTGCCACCATCGTAGACATGTAATAAATCGTTTGTGGTATTATACCAAAGCTGGCCTTCTAAAGGTCTTGCAGGAGGATTGGTGTTTGCAAAGTTTTCTAGTAAGTATAAGAAATTTTCATTCTGAATCTCACCGTAACCAACATAATTTCTTCCTACAAGGCCTATACTGGTAGATGTATCAACTGTGCCGTCTTCTAAGACTACCAGTTGAACGCCGCTGTATTTGTTAATTGTATAAGCCATTTAATACGCTCCTGATCTCATTATGGTGGAAGCACGGTGTCTGACACATGGTTCCATGCACCGGCGATAACTTGGAAAATTTTGATAATTCTTGTTGTGCTGACACTAGGTGCCGGAACAGTGGCAACGCTGATACTAACGTTAGTTAATGCCGGTGCCGTTCCGGTAGGAGTGTTAAACGTTGAACTACTTTGATTTATTAACGGGTTAACATCTAAGTTAACTGTTGAATTACTTAAAATCGTGCATAATATTCTAGCAACTGTGCCGTCTCTATAATCGGTCACTGGTGCGATATTATTTAGAATGTTAGTTATAATATAACTGTTCGGCTTACCGTCCGATAGGTCCATACTTAATACTATAGATCTTGTTTCGATAGTATCGTCGACATATTCTTTAGTAGCTGCATCTTGTGCGGCGGTCGGATCTGCCATTCCTGTAATTTTAGGACTACCGATAAGAGCAACATTTCCTGTTCCCTGCGGCTCTAATTCGAGATCCTGATTCGTTATCAGTGTGCTGATCTTATTATTTTCTAATCTTAGATAGGCGGGATCTGTTACTAGGCCAGGGCCAACGTTAATAACTGTCTGCTTACCAAAGGATGTAACGCCCGGAATGCTGGTAATACCTACGCCCAAGGAATTACCTGTTAAAACTTCAATTCCATTAATTCTATAACTCTTGCCCGATGCAAGATTCATGTGTTCTGAACTATTCCATGCAGAGCTTGCCGTAGTCCATATTAATGTTTTGTCTGTGTCGCTACCACCGTTTAAGGTTATACCTCCGCCGTCTGCATCAGTATTATCGACAGCATTTCTAGCTAATTCGATATTCTTATCTTCAATCGATACTGTAGCAGTATTGACTGTTGTAGTAGTTCCCTGAACTGTTAAATCTCCAGTTATAACTAGACCGCCACCTAATGTGACCGTGCTGTCTGTATAACCATCGTAAATTTTGACTTCTCTAGTATCTGCATATATTGTAACAGCATCTTCTTGGTTAATACCTTTTCTAACGTTGAAGATCATATTTTTATCAGTGGCAGCATTTGATAAAAATACGTTTCCGTTATTAACTGTTAAGTTAGCTTGACCTGCTGAACCGATTACTAGTCCAAGGTCGGTTGTAATACGCAATTGGCCTGCTATAGCATTGGAAGTATCTTTTCTAACATAGGTCGTTGCTGTTGTTCCGCCTAACTGCTCCGCGTTTGTGCAGGTTACATTAAATTTAATCCCGGCTAGGTTTCCTGCATTAAACCCAGGAACAATGCTTCCTGTAAATCCTTCGATAGCATTCTTTGGTGTAAAGCTGTCTTTGGCAAATATACCTAATAAAATTCCATTGTTATAAAAATATGTAACTACTCGTGTTTGGTTAAGTGTGTCAAGAATACTAGCTACCCTTAATCCGCTAACACCTTGAGAAGCCGAATAAGCCGGAGCCAACAATATAGTGGTTGTTCCATCGAAGAAATAAAGCTGTCGATCAACGTCGTTAAACCAAAGATCTCCAACACCAAGATTTGAAGGCTGTGTGTTGGAAATAGTCGCCGAACTAACTGGCTGAAATCCTGTTCCGCTATAAACTTTTAATTTTAATTCAGATACATCAAACCAAATCTGACCCCTCACTGGATGTGTCGGTCTAGTTGTGCTGGCAAAATTTTCTAAAAGTTTGATAAAGTTTTCGTTTAGTGCTTCACCGAATCCGCTATAGTTCTTACCTATAAGAGTTAGGTCTGTGCTGAGTTGATCAACTTGCCCGTCAGCTACAGTTGCTACGATCGTTCCGTCTGTTTTATTAATTTGATAGGCCATATTTTAACTCAATTATGTAGTTGTTGTAGTAGTAAATGCTGGAGGACCGGATCTAATAATGTAATTCAATGTCAAGAAAGGATTCATTATACCAACCGCTGTTCCTAAAGCAAAACTTGGATCTGGTTTTTTGATACCGCCAGAGTCTTGTAAGTATTGCATCTGACCAGGAGCTGTAGGACCAAGTCCAGTTGATGCTGGAGGATTAATCGCAGTATCATACTTGACTACAGAGTATTGTATTCCGTTATAATTTAAACTATGGCTGTGTTCTGGTAGGTTGCCTAGTGTTAGTGTAACAGAGCTTTGTCCAGCGTCTCCGCCAAGGATCTGTGCTTTTGTGTCAGGAACTCTACTAGCTGTTCCGCCACCGCCGTCAACATAGCCTCCAAGACTGTTAGGAACTGTAACACCATTATCCATGTTATCACGTCCTAGAGCAAATCTACCTCTTAGGTCTGGAAGTCTAAATGTATTAACGCCAACTAATGCTGTTGTTCCGTTATATGTAGTTCCTATCACGTCGTATAATTCTGGATACTTAGCTTTCTCGACTTCGGAACCATCGCAGAGCAAAAATCCATACGGTGCTGTCGAACCTGCATATGGAAGTATTGCACCTAATGGTAATCCGAGATCTCCAATAAATGTATCTCTAGTTTGTTTTAACAAGCCTGAAGAAGCACCTGTAGCTTCACTGGCTCTGTATGTTAATATAAAATCTGTTGCTTTTGATACGTTAGGAGCAGGAGTAGGTTTACCTGAGATAATGTTAGCGGTCAGCGTAGTATTGAAAACTTTCGAATAACTTCCTACCTGGCCGTCAAATTGAATCGCAGGGCTAACAACGTCTCCGGAAAGTTGGAAAGTCGTAACACGCTTTAAGTTAGTAGCTGTGTTGGCATTTCCGTTAATGTTTCCATTCAACACACCTTCAATCTGATCCGCTATGAGTGTTTTAGCTCTTACGGTGTTCCATCTCTTTAATTCAGTTCCAGAATCATACGTATCTGTAACTTTCGGCTGTATTGATGTAACCTGTGTTATTCCAGCAACATCTAGTGTTGTTCCAACTAAAAGATTTTTAGTTATTGCTGCACCACCAGCTACTCTTAGAGATCCGTTATTTAAATTGCTGCTCTCTGAATTATTAGAAACAATCAAAGAACCAGTTAATGCGATATTTCCATCAACGTCAAGTTCCTGATCTGGAGCAGCTTTGTTAATTCCAACTTTATTATCTAAAATTCTTAAGATAGTGCTAGGAGTTCCGTTTCTATTAACTTGCAGGTCTAATGAACTGCCTGCTGCGGAGTTATAAACTTTAGCGGCTGTTGGAGAAGTTGATAGATTAAATGTTCCGTCAATACCTAAAGTTATACCGCTGTTATTTCTAATATTAAAAGCATAGTCAGTTGTATTTGTTACATCCGATCTTAAAAATTTTCCAGAAGCTATCGCAGTTCCGTCAATGTTTAATGCATCTGCACTTGATGCTGTTCCATATAATTTAGGAAGATTACCGCCCACGAATCTTTCGATCTCGGCAGTGGTCAACGGAGTATTAATATTAATGCCGGACTTAATGGTTACAAAACCAGAGATCTCAACCTTAGGAGTAAAGCTATCTTTTGAAAATATAATTACAGGCACATCAGCCAAGTAAAATATTAAAACTGATCTTTCAATGTTATCAGAGTCTGCTATTTTTTCAACTGCTGGGCCATATCGTAAGCCATCTACTGAACTCTCTGTAGGACCAACTAAGATCCATCGCGTTCCTGTATAAATTCTTAACTGTTGGTTAGTAGTATCAACCCACAATTCACCAACTTTAGATGTTTCAACACTTGGCTCTGTAGCTGACTTCTGTATGTTCGAAGCCGCTTTCCAATTAGTGTTGTCCCAAACCATCAATATGCCGTTGGTGCTGTCATACCAAAGCTGTCCCTCGACAGGATTTACTGGTTGTGTTCCGCTGGCAAAATTTTCTAATAGGTGTAAAAAGTTTTCAGCTATTATCTGTCCGTAACCTGTGACGTTTCTTCCAGGAAAAATTAAACTAGTATCTGTGCTCGATGTGTTATCGAATACAGTAACTGGGCTTTTATTGTCTTTGTCTGTAAAATTTACGATATATGGCATTTATTAAACCTCAGTAAAACCAGTTAA